ATTGAAACGTTTTCCTATTTGATACTTTGGAACTAAATTCCATTCATGCTTTTCTTTATGTGTAATAATCTTTATTTGCGATAAAGGAACCGTCAAATATTCGGTTTGTTCGGGATCGGCTATTCTAAGTAACTCCCAATCTTCTAGGAGATTTGCAATGGTGTTTGTTCTTGCAATATCATTATCAATAATATCGGTAGGTTTTCCATCCAACGCAAATAGTTGTTTAAAATGAACGATATAATACTTGCCTTGTTTATGTAAAATATGGCACGATTGAAAAAGAGTTTTGTCTTTTTTCGATGAGACACCGATTCTAGTCAATGTTTCTCTAATTTTAAGAAAATTGTCTTTTTCGTCTAAAAGTACCTCCACTAAATCTTCCAATCTAATCATTATTTTCCCGCTCCACCCTTTGTTGTTTTTATTTTTATTTCGGAGATTTGTTGCTCCGTGAGTGTCCGCATAGCAGATTTAGCTTTTTCATCAGAATATCCAAAGTACTCTTTAATAGCTTTAAAGTTATCTTCATCGGCTATATCAGATTTCTGCCAAGGCTGAAACTTTCTCTTCATAGGACGTATGGTATTTATCAAATACCCGTACTGCATTTGAGAATCCAGATTTGGCTGAATATTCATTTGATTAACATATAAAATACAATCGAAGTGATAAGAAAGAGCCTTATTTACCAAATAAGGTGAATATTCTTTCTCATCGAACTCAGTTGTCAATACATGTTTTTTTGTTTGGAGTATAGACGGTATGACTTCTTTAAATAGATCCGCCATTATTTGAATTCCCCCTCGACCATAATCTCAGTCAAACATGCCATAAGATTGATCTCGGCATCAGCGCAAAATGCTGCCTGATATTGATATTTGGAGAGAATTAATACGATATGGGGAATTGTTGCTGGAGTTAGAATATCATACATCGAATCATAAATCTTTCGAAAGATTTTTGAGGGATCGTTGTCTAGATTATTAATGACCCACTTTCGGCAAGATCCAAAATCTTTACCCTTCAAGTGCTTGACCAGTTCCGATATTTGAATATCAGATACATGAGAAAGGATTCCTTTATCGATCCTACCGGAGACTGAATATTTTTGCAGTTCATTCAGAATTCTTCGATTGTCAGGAAAATGCTTCGTTATGATCGAAGCGACTACCTCTTTATCATATTTCACATTCTCAGACTCTAAAATTGTCTCAACTCTCTTAAAGAAAGATGATGCCATTTTAGCTTTCGATCCATTGATTTTAAAATCAACGACCGCACACCTAGAATGAATAGGCTCGATAATTCGGTTCTTGTAATTGCAGGTAAAGATGAATGTGCAGTTTCTGGAAAACTCTTCAATAAAGTTTCTCAGTGCAGGTTGAACTGATTCAGCATTCATGTAATCAGCTTCATCGACAATTACAACCTTCTTGCCTCCACTGAGGGAAACCGAAGATGCATAGGACTTGATTTTAGTCCTAAATGTGTCGATCATTCTACCCTCATCAGATCCATTGATCATAATGAAGTCGCATCCGATCTCATTACACAATGCTTTTGCTACAGTAGTTTTACCTACACCTGCTGGTCCGGATAGTAACAGGTTTGGAATTTCTCCTGATTTAACATACTCAGAAAAAATTGACTTGATGTTGTCGGGTAGAATGCATTCATCTATTGTACGCGGCCGATACTTCTCACACCACAAATATTCTTCACCAAGCATACTGCCTCCATAATATAAAAACAAAAACTCATTTTACTTCAGTAATGCAGGTATAGATAGTCTCAAATTCCTTATCTTCGGAAATAGTTGTCAGAAAGTTTTGATTGTGATGTACTTTAGCCATTCGACTAAGAATTTTTTTCGGGATTTTGTACTTATCGTGCATCGCTACGATGATATCCTTAATCTCCTCTTTGCAACTTTCCATTTTGGTCATTACATCAGAAACCTCTCCTAGAGCGGACCGAATTGCTTTAACATCTTCACCAGAAAGATTCCCGAAAAGTGTTTGAATATTGCTCATGTTACTTTCCTTGTTCGAATTTAGAACCGAATTCGTTTGCAATCCAATATTGAATCGAATCCTTGGTATTGTTGAAGTGAGATACGCCTTTGGATGAAATCTCGACATCATAAGTTCCAGAAATCATTTTTAGATTCTGTGTCTTGAAAATCATCTTATATGAAGAACCTGAACTCTCGATATCAAGATCGATTGAATTAGTATGTGCTGAATCATTGCTTGCATCAAACACAGTCAGTCTCGGATTATCTCCATCAGATTCCACTGCGAAGTTTGGTGATTGCAGAATGCTTGCAGTCTTCATGATCCAATCGAAATCTTCCTGCGTCAATGTGAACTTGATATCAATCGGTGGCATTGTGATTTTTTTATCGGGAGGAGTTACAATCATCTCCTTTGCAGCAAACCGGTATTTAAGCTTGCTTCTACCTGCAAGGTTGGAGATAATTACATGATGCTCATCGAACTCCAATTCAGGTGCATCCTTACCCAGAGTCAGGATAGAGAGAAACTTGTTGAGTTCATAGATACCAAAATCGACAGGAAAGTTATCTTTAACTTCCGCTTTTGCTAGAATCGTTTTATCTTTGGGAGATGTTGTCTGTAGAACTTTACCTCTATTAATGAAAATGCTATCATTAATGGTTGAAAAGTTTTTAAGTACTGTAAGGGTTTCACTTGCAAGTTTCATCAACGGGTTCCTTTTCATTATAATTTACATCGAGTTCATACAAAAACATTAAATTGCAGATTGCATGCGCTAAATGGTTTTTGTTGGTTTCTCGATCATTTTGTTCACCTTCACGCCAATCTATAATATGTCGTAGGGCGGCATTGTAATACCTATCGGTTCCATTAGGAACTTTTTTCCAGTTGTCCGGAGCATACTTCTTTGCTCCGTACGTCAATACATCCGCAACTGCCTTGAGTGATGAAATAGGAACTAGATGATATTCTAGTTTCCCATTATCAAATTTACGTCCAATTTCATCATTCTCAGACATTACATCTCTCCGACATAATTAGCTACGGCAGGCATATCTCCTTCGAAGTGATATGTACCAATATGGGATGTTCTCATCCAAGGACACAGCCAAATTTGCATTCCAATCTTACGTGCCCATTGGCAGAACATGTAGTCTTCTGACAGATATCGATGTGAGTCTGGATCAATGATTGTATCAAAGAATGCATGAATATATCGAGTTCCGTCAAAGTTCGCCTGTCCTACGTGGTCTGGCTTGTATCGATATTCAGGGTATGCTTTCTCATATGCTTCAAATACTTCTCGTTTGATCATCATGAAGCCAGTACCAATCTCCATTACTTCCAGAGGTTCACTCACAGTAAACTGCGCGGTACCGGATACGGGATTGAAAACGAAATCACCTACTACTTTTGATAGTTCGGATTCTTCCATTTTAGGATTGCGGGTGAGTGCTTTCTTAACACTCTTCCATTTAATCGCTTTTTTAGGATAAGGACCTCCTACGATATCTTTATCCATAGCCAGCATTGTAACAACATCATCTGGATTGAAATGAATATCCGAGTCAATGAATAGAAAGTGTGTGAAATCAGACCGATGCAGAAATTCATCGACTAGATAATTACGCGCCCTGGTGATAAGGCTTTCATTGAAAAGGAAAGAGAATTTCATCGGAATATTATACCGAGAAAATACTCCTTGCAAATCTAGGCAGGATTTCATGTACAGTCCGTGATTCATTCCTCCGTACATTGGGGTAGCCACGAATAGGCTTTTTTTCTGAAGGTCTTCGATTTTCACATTAAGTTCCATATTAACTCCGATATCAAATTAAAAAAAAGAGGAACCTATAGGTTCCTCTAGGTGTCACTCTATGGGTTAGACTTGGCTAAACTGAAAGCCATTTTCTACCGCAAAACGAACCATTGCTTTCGTAGGGCGACCAAGTCGATATGACTTAACCTTGCTACCATCTCCTCGAGTTTTGGTATTGGTATAGATCATATGACCTTCGCGACGAAGCTCCTCAATACGTGCAGCTACGTTGATAATACCGAAACGTGCTTGAGCTTGTGCTACGGTTAGCGTATTATACCCTTCAGTTTTCGACAGATACTTTAGGATTTTTTGCTTGGCTGACATTTTGCTGGTTTGCTGTTTCATATAAATTTCCTCATAAGTTATGAACTAAAAATTACTCGATATTGAGTATTCACATCATACTACTATCTATCATATATGTCAATAGATTTTTAGGCATTCATTCACTATTTTTTAGGTTTGTAAAATACGAAAATTGGTTCGTATTTCAACATGATTCCGTTGACCTTACACATATTCTTTGCCTTTCCTTCTACTACCTTTCTTTGTTTGGTCACCAATCCTTCCAAACTAGATTCCACATATTCTTCAATCTCTCCAGTTTCGGAAAGTCTGTTTCCTCCAGGCATTTGAGATAGAGACATTTTAAGTACACCTTTGAATTCCATTCCTAGTTCTTTCAGAATATCACAGGAGTCTTTTTCCAAAGGTAGCATATCGCCGGAAAATTTAGCGTCAGCAATATTCCATAACAGGTATCTATCAGGCTTTAGCCATTCCACGGCAGTCTCTAGCGTTGGTCTTAGAAACCCATCTCTCCATTCATCATATTGACTGAATTTATTGCATGACTGCTCAGGGTCTTCTGAATATGCTTCCTTCGCAAAGTATGGAGGAGAAGTAAACACTAGATCGAGTTTACCTTTATGCTTTTTGAAATTAGAATCTTTACCAATAACTTCAGACCCTAACTGATAAATCTCAGTTTGAGTATGTGGTATGTCCCACAGACCTCCTTTCTTTACATTTCTTCGATAGAAATCAGCCACTTCGTGATATTTTGTGCGACCCAATGTAGTGTTGTGATCGGTGTTAGGGTCAGTACAAATAAACAGCACATTACGATTATCGCGAATCGACATAGCACCGAGAAGACGACCAGCCCAACCAGCAGAGGGATCGTAAATACGGATGAGATTTTGATGTTTGAAGTCTTCTGTAAATTTTTCATATAGGTACTTAGCAGTTAGTGGAGGAAAATTTACCGCATATTGACAAAAGGATACTCGAAATGCTTTCAATCCGATGGGAAAAAGTTTTTGCCCATATTTGTATGCTCTAATCTGATAATACTCAGATTTCTCATAATCAACATTAGTCTTGCATTCACTGGGAATAGGTAGTTTTTCAATATCATCTTTATGAATAAGGATGAAGGTTTGTTCTTTTAATTTCTCATTATATCCTGTATACTCTTTACTGATATTCTTAGGACTCAGCCAATATCCATATTCACCTCGCTGCCGGAAGGTTTTCTCAAACTGAGTTATCCAATCAACTCCATCCGTTGCTACAGGAAGAGTTTCAGTCGAAATATCCATTACCTTGACTGGAGTGCTGTAATGATAGAAACTGTCGCGTTTGAAATGTCTAGATGCATAGGTAACAAAAGTATCTAGCAATTCATCTTTTGCAAAATAATCATAGATTGACTTTCCGTCACCATTCTTGGTGTAGTTAATCCTAGTCTTCATCATTGTAGGAAAGAATTGATTACATGCGTTACCTAATACGTGAGTATTGCGAATAACGTCAAATTCACCTGTCAACTCATCTTTGACTAGAAAATTTTTAAACGAAAAGCTTTCCATTTGTTGGAATTGCTCTATGATTTCCGCTTCATCATACCCAACTCGCGGAGGCATATTTTGATTATCCCACAAATCAACAACCAATTTACGTAGGTCGATAACCCAGCTTCGAAATTGATCCTTTGACATCCAAAGAATTTCTTCAAATGTCTTATTAACGGGAGACTCAATCAGCTCCCGATTCTTTTCATAAAAATATTTCACGCTACGTTCCAAATTAATGCTCCAGGTTTACCTAGGTCTCTGACAAACGACCATAGCTTTGCGTCATAGTAAGGTTCTGAGGGGTATGGAGGCATATCAATCTCCTTACACTTCTCATCAAATTTATACGGCGATTCAATTACACTGGCACGACCTCGTTCATATTCTGACATCTTATGTCCAGTCTGCACCGCAAAGACTGGTAGATTAGGAAACGCCGTTTGTAGTCCGCGACTTAATGTGCCTGATGATGCTACGGTCCAGATTTCAGTAGGCGTTATCTTGAGGTTTTGAGCAACTTTAACAATTGATGCGATTACGGTAGGATGCTCCAATCCTAACGGAAGTACTCGGCGGCGAACTGGATCCGCTTCATAGTATTTCTTGGCTCTTGATTTGGTAACAGTTAGCATTCCATTATCGACCCAATGAATCACACCACCTAAGTCTAACACAAACTGCTGGTGCCATGTAGGTGAACTTCTCTTAGCCATAAAAAATGTGGCTTTCTTACCGTACTTGTTGCAAAGATAGGTAAGTGAGATGGGTCCCCATCCTACTTTATTTGCCCCTCCAAACACCCATTCATCGCAAGGCTCAGTCTGAATTAGATAATCAATGAATCGAACCTTGCTTCCATACTTTAATAGATCATCTCTTACAACATAAAATCCATTATGCATCTCAATGATAGGTGCAGGATTAGGATCAACCCAATCATCAATTGAATTTAGTATCGTCATGCAATAACATCTCTTTAATTTTAGGGGTTACGACAACATCAACTACCAAATGAATTCGTTCTTCAGTACCGTTATTGACCGCAGTGTGAGGCTTTCGGGTATCGAGATACCACATTTGACCTACCTTCATATTAACTGCGGTTGCGATTCCATTAGTATCCCACGACCGAAAGATTACATCGTCATTGGTTTTAATTGGGAAGTGTAGTCGAGCTACTTGACCTATATTACCTCCAGACTCAGGATCCACTTGATCAGTCTGTCGTT